GGGAGATAATAATGTTTAACAAAAAATTCATTCGGGTAATGGACCTGCCGGAGAATACCTGCGTCCCCCCGAATTATATCCGGTACAACTGGGACAAAGAATTGATTGACCGGGCGAAGATTATGGAGATTTACGCGAAGGGGAAGGGACCCCGGAGAAAGCCGGAAGAGATCAGTCAAATCCGTGATACTCATATCCGGGTTAATGACAATGTCGTATTCAACCGGCGGGAACGGAACTGGCTTATGGCGGAGGCTACCAATAATGAATAACACGCTGGCAATACTGATACCGACCCGACATCGACCAGAGATATTGAAACAATGCCTGGCTGACTTGAAGTGGCGGGTAGCATATAGACCGGTAATGGTTTATCTGGTATTTGACGGAGACTGGGAAGGGTATAAGGATTTTGATCAGCAGATATTCAATCAGAGCTTTGCCGGTCAGATATTTCATATCGAACACTCGGAATATATAGAGGCAATCAATGATATGGCAAAGCTGGCTTATGCCGCCGGGCATAAATATTTCCTACCGTGGAGCGATGATAGTTTCTTAAAGGGGGAAAGACCGCTAAGGAAGGCGATAGACGCGCTACGGGTGGCTGAGGGGCCGGGCAACCCCGTTGTTATGGCGATGAACAATCCTTACTGGGGAGATCGGCTGGGGACTCATGCAATACTTAACCGGGCGATGGTGGATTATCTGGATTACGGCAATGGCGAGATATTCTATCCGAGGTACAGGCACTATGGCGGGGATAATGAGCTGACGGCTCGGGCGAAGAGGGGAGGTTATTTTCATTTCATCGAAGAGGTGGGGATAGAACATCCACCGCCGACAGAGACGCAGGGCAATCCGTCGATGGTGCATAAGGACCATGATGGAAAACTATGGAGGGAGAGAAAGAGAGCGATAGATGCCGGCGCAGTCTAAAGTTAAAGTAATATGGAAGGGTGAAGATTTTAAACGAGCTTTGCACTTCGATATGAAAAAGAAGATGGAATTGTGCTGCCGCAAGATTGAAGCTGATATCAAGATATCAATATCAGGCCCGCCGAACACGGTCAATTATCAAAGTTCGATGGTAGGGACGCGATCCGGGGCACTAAGGGCAAGTATCACGAGTAACTGGACGGGAGGGGGATCGGGATCACCGCCGGGAGCAAAGGCAAAGGCGCGAGGGGCGACAAGCATACCGGATCCAGGGGGGACAGTTACAGAGGTTCGGGGGGTAGTCGGGACTAACCTGGTATATGGTCCGTTACACGAGTTCGGGGATACGATTACCCCGAAAAAAAGAAAGTGGTTAACAATACCGTTCCCAAAGGAATGGGGTGGTGGTGCAATGACAGGTCTCAGTGTGGGACGGGGATCGGCCAGGGAGTTTAAAGATACATACATACATAATAATATTATATTTGCCTCACCTAAAGGCAGGGCGAAACCAGTACCGCTGTTTATTTTGAAGAAGAGCGTAACAATTAAACCCAGGCCATTCATCCGCCCGGCAATAGACAGAAATGCCTCAAATGTCAGAAGAGTATTTTTGGAGTTAAAGAAATGACAGTATTAGATGACAATGCAGTGGCAACGGGGATCTACTCGAAGCTGACCACGGGGACGGAGGGGGTCGCCCTGATGGTTTTACTGACCGCCATATACCGGGATGAGATACCGGAGGGGGCTGTGCTTGATTATGTAAGATTTTTCAAGGTAAGCGAAGCAAGTCAGAATACCTTCTCAAATAAGTATTGGCCTTTAAAATTTCAGTTTGATATCTATGGCAAAAAAATAATCGGAGAGTCGGCGTCCCATAAGGCGTCGAGAATAAAGAAAGCATTAACCACCGCGATGGAAAGTAACAGCGCGGTGTTGACAATAGCAGGATTCAATTCGGTGTGTTGCCGATTCGATTTTGCCTCGGGGGACTATTCATGGGAGGAAGGTGTGAAGAGGATTATTGTGCAATACTCAATTTTAGTTGGGGAAGGATAACTTTCCCCTTGCATAATACCAGGAGGTAATTATGAGCACGAGTGCAATTTGTGGAGAAAATGGAAGTGTGGCAGTCGGGACCCTTGACGTCGCCGAAATCTCGAACTTTGAGATCAATATCAGCAGGACGCCGGTGGACGTCCCTAAGTATGGTACTACCAGAGATAAGTTACTCTGCGGCCCGTATGAATGGGATGGTAGTTTCAGCGGCAACTGGTACATGACCACTACCAATCAGCAAAAAGCGTTGCAAGACGCGCTGACTGGCGGGACTACCGTAACGCTGTTTGGTTACGTTGACGCGACTAAATGCTACACCGGAACCGTTTATATCACGGCGGTAAACGTGAGTGTTCCCTACGACGGATTGGTCTCTGTGACCTTTAACTACGTCGGGACCGGGGTGCTTACTACTACCCTGGCGTAAACAGGAGCTCCAGACATAATGGAACATTACGGTAAATTTGTTGGTATCTTTTTTGAGGGTCGGCAGATAGGCGCCGGAAGACGCTGGAAGCTGACCCGGATACCAATGTCTGAGCCGGATAGCGAAAGGCCCGTGTCATCTAATAACCCGAACATGATTATTATGAAGGGATGGGTGGCACGGGTCTTAAGTTATCATTTAGATGAGAAAGTCAAAGGGCGGGAGTTAGAGTTTAGATTCGCCAATCAGTTTATGTATTTTAAAACGCTGGGAAAGATCCTGGCAGATATCAAGGTGGGGGGAAACATTGGAGAGGAACTAAAAATGGAAGGCAGCGCGCCGGTGGCAGCGGTCTTCGTCGAATAAGGAGAGAGAAGATGACAGAAGAGAAAAAGAATTTGGACACGATGACGGCGCAGCCGCTGGTCGTGGAGATAGAGGGGAGAGAGTTAGAGTTCACGAGATTATCGCTTGATGATTTCGGGGCGTTGGAAATGAAGATCAAGCAGACGCTAGCAGAAAGCACAGCGGCTGTGATGAAGGGGATCAGTGAGCCTCGTGCGGAGATAATGAAAGAGATCAATACGATCCTTACCGGGGACGTAACCCCGAAGGAATGGACCCAGGCTCTGAAATCCCCGGAGAATCAGGCGTATCTACTTTATCGGAGTGTGGCCAGGAAGCATCCGGATATTACAAAGGATGAGTTTTTCACGATGCTCCCGGTGAGTCAGCTGAAAGAGCTTATGACCAAGCTAATCCAGCTGGATAACCAGGGCAAGAAGAAAGCAAAAAACTCCCCAGGGGCCTTCGGGGGGAAGGTTCCGGCAAAGAAAAAGAAATAGGGGATTGGTCGTATTGGTATGCGCTGTTTGCTCACTTTTATAATCTGAAACCAGAGGAGGTTAAACGATTATCATGGGGGCAATTTAACGGGTACGCGTCGCAGATTGATACGATAATAAAATTGGATCATCCAGAATTAAAGTTCAAAAACAAACTACCGAGAGGGGGTGGTAATACAGGCAAAAAAGATATACTAGAAATAGCGGAGATAAAAACCTATGGCCTTTAACGTCGGTGGAATATATTTAGATATCAAGGCGGATGCCAGGCAGGTGATCCAGTCTCTTGACAAGCTCCACAAGAAAGTTACGGTCGGGGCAAAGGAAATGTCCTCGGCCTATAATGCAGTAGCGTCCTCCATGTCCGGTATCAGCAGAACCGGGCGGAGGGCGCTTCTTGCTATTACGGGGGCTGTAACGGCGGCGACTTATGCCTCCGCTAAATATGAGAAGCAGCTAGCCCAGGTCAGTACGATGCTATCCGGGGAGGGGATGGATTCGATGGAGGCGTACAAGGCCCAGATCCTTGACTTAGGGGTAGCTATGGGTGAGAGTACCGGGACATTATCCAAAGGATTGTATGACATACTATCCGCAAGTGTAGCACCGACGGAGGCGTTAGGGGTTCTGGAAGTTTCGGCCAAAGCGGCAGCGGCAGGGCTGACGGATACCGGCACGGCGGCGGACGCTGTTACTACGATCATGAATTCTTACGGGATGGCTGCCGCTGATGCAACGGTTATCTCTGATAAGCTGTTCGCCACGGTTTATCGGGGGAAAACTGATTTTGCGCAACTGGCTCCAGCTATAGGTATGGTGGCTTCTACCGCGGCGCAGTCTGGACTTAGTCTTGATGAATTGTCGGGGGCGTTGTCAACGGCAACCAGGAACGGTGTTAAAACACGGGTAGCGATCACCGGGGTAAACTCGATGATGATGAGTTTTCTGAAGCCGACGGAAGATGCAAAGGTCGCGGCCAGGGAATTAGGCTTTGAGCTAAATACACAGACACTCAAGACCATTGGATTGGCCGGAGTGATTGATATATTATCCGGGGCGACGAAAGAGCAAGTCGCCAGTGTCATAACCAACCGCCGGGCTCTAAAAGTACTTATGCCGATACTCGGTGATGTAGATGGATTCTATGAGGATATCGCGCTATCAGCCGGATCCGCTGGGGCAGCTCAAGCGGCGTTCGAGAAGCAGACGGGGACACTGGCTTTTCAGATGGGGCAATTAACTCAGGCGGGATTTAAGTTATTGGTGGGGCTGGGGGATATCTTCAATGAGGCAATACAGGGGAGCGGGGTAGTCGCTGGATTGACAGATATGCTATCCGGGTTGGGAGAGACGTTCAGTGATCTTGGGGGGACGGGCAAGACATTCGTGATTGTTATTACCGGCATTGCGGCGGCGGTAGCGGCTTTGATGGCAATAATACCGACGTTGCTGGCATTGCTGGCGGCGGCGAGGGCGGCAGTAGCAATGCTCGGGACACAAGTTGCGATAGCTACCGGGGGGATATCTTTATTGGTCGCGGCAATAGTGGCCGGGGGATTAATCTTTGCTTTATCCGGTGCGGTCACTGAAAGCAAAAAAGCCTCGTCAGCAATAAATGAACTGAGCGGTGCGCTAAACTCCCAGATAGCGGTGATTGACGCGGTAACGAAGAAGCACCAGGGTCTCAAAAAACTACTCAGCGCATACGACAAGTTGGTTGAGAGAGAGAAAAAAGCGGTTGCGGCCGGGAAGAGCGTTACAGCAATACAGGCTCAACAGCAGGTAGCACTAGTTAATCTGAGAAATGCAACCGACACCCTGTCAGTGGCATATAATACGCTTACGGGCAAATACGAATTAAACCGGGCGGAGGTAGATAAACAGATAGGTAAAAATAATGAGTTGGCCGTCAGTGAGATAGATACAGCACTGGTAATAATACGAGCGAAGAAATCGGTTACTGACGAAGAGGTTGATGCACTAAAGGAATCCACGAAAGCAGCCGAAGTCAGAATGGCCGAGCTAACAGAGATAAGCAGAATAGACGAAGAGAACGCAAAGCTAAAGAAAAAGTATCTTGCCGAAGTAGCCAGGGCAGAGAAAGAGGGAACCGAGAGTACTTTAAGGGATGCAAGGATTAAACTCCAAGCGGTAGAGTACGCAATAATATGGGGAAAGAAGTGGGATGAAGAGGCAAAGGCGGAGCAGATTGAGTTAATAAAACTCCATTCGACGAATATAGCTATAATAACAACGTATAATAATCTCAAAGCCGAAGAGATAGAGTATCAAAAATTATCGAATGACGCTCACGCCAAAGGTGCAGGCGAGAAAGAGAAAGAGAATGAGGAGATAGCCAAGGGCGAAGCAATACAAGCCAGTGTACTAAAGATAGCCAGGGAGAATGTCCAGGTCCGGGAACTATTAAACTCGATGGGGTGGGATATCGCCCCGCCTCCAGAGGATATTGATGTTGCAAAAAAGTCAGTAGCTGATTTAGAGGCCGCAGTGGAATCAATGGCGGATACGGCGGAAGAGGGTGGGGATAGATGGTTATCTACATTGACCCGGTTGGGTGTTGCCTATGGTGTGTTAGCGGATGAGGAGAAGGTACTAGCCGACGAAAGGGAAAAAGCATACGATGAAGCAAGCGATACGGTAGAGACATATTACGATGACCTCCGGAGTAATAGCGACTGGACAACGGATGCGGTAGTTGCAGACATCCAGGCCAGAATGGATAAGTTAAAAGAGGAGGGCAAAGAAGGCGGGGCGGTATATGAAGCACTATCTGCGAAGATCATTATTGAGACGAAGAAGCAAGGCGCTGCATATACAAAGATATGGGATGGGGTTGTTCAGGATATAAACTCGGCAATGTCGGATTCTATCGCCGATATGATAAAGGGGAATAAGGATCTGGAAGAATCATTTAGGGATTTAGGGGACACGATTGTAGATTCCTTCATTGATGCCTTTGCACAGTCGATAGTTGAGAAATTAGGGTTCGATAAATTATTTTCTGCTAATATACTTGGTCTCGGAGATATGTTCTCAAGTGTATTTGCCGATGCCGCCACATCCGCAAGTGCTTCTATTGCATCAGTAGGGGCGTCCTCCACCGCCGCCATTGGAGCCGGGGCTACCGGAACGGCGGCTATTGGTACCGGAATTTCTGCTACTGGAACAGCGGGAGTTGGAACAAGTGCACCTGGAGCGGCGGCGGCTATTGGTGAATCCGCCGGAATATCACTTGGGCAAATCGCAACTTCTGTGTTGGTTGTTACTGCCGCTATTGATGGATTAATTCAGGGAACAGAGAAATTCAATCAGGGTCTTGACAATGGAATCGGAAGTGCCGAAGGGATGAAGGATGTAATGGTTGGCATGGGCACTATAATAAATCCTGTTGGAGCAAGGCTGGCTGAATCACTAAGCAAAGCACAACTTGAAGCATTGGGATTGGATGAAGGGTTGGCAAATATAGGGTCGAGAATGGCAGAATTTGCCGTTGCTGGATCGGTTATTCCAGTTCTCGGAACGGCACTTGGGGCAGTCGCCGGGGCGGCTTTTGGCTTAGCAGAAAATATCGGCTTGGTTGGACATGGAACTTCGGGAATGGAAAATTATGCAGACCGGCTACAGGATATAGTTGATGGTACTGACGATGCAGCGGGGGCGGTGGGGGAATTGAGATGGTTGATGATGGGTGAGAAATATATGGACGCCGGAGCAGGAGGATATCTCAGCGGTGTATTAGAAAAATCTTATGAAGAAAAAGAAGAATGGTTCAAATCATATGTAGAGGATCTTGGAATATATTCAGAAGAGCAGATGAACGAGATCCGGGATATGATGGGTCTGTATGAAACTGAAGCGGAAAGGGTCGCCGGGAGTATTCGGGCAATGAAGGAAGTTGCACTGTCTTCAATGATGGAATTGAATGATGGTATGTTCGATGCTGATTATGGAGAGTGGGTGCAACCATTCTCGGATGCGTATGATGCCGCCGTTGAAACTGGTGCAAATTTCAGAGATTTATACAAGGCGGACCTGGAATCCCAGACGGGTGCATTGGAGATGTCAGTTGAACAAATAGCGAGGGCAATGGATGACTTTGACAATGCAATGAATGAAGGTCGATTTGAAAATATAGGGCTGGATGTAGGTCAAACGGGTGATGAGGGAACACGGGAAGATTCACTGCTGGATAATTATAAAGTTGCCGGTGATGAGTTTGCGAAAGCCGGTGCAAAAATGACAGATGCGATGGCGGCCGGCACGGGTGAAATGCGCAAGTTGACTATAGGGGAGAGAGAGCAGAGCGGAGCAATACAACAAACGATATCGGATATATTAGGTTTGGGGGATGCTTCTCTGCTAACAGAGGATGGGTTCAATAAGTTGCTTGCTGAATCAGATTCATTCGCGAATGTAAT